TGACTATCTCAACGGTTGCCACGATTGGTTGTTCATTATAGTCAACTAATTCTGAATCGTCATCAATATATCCCAATGGAATCTTACCCTTTTTTAGATCTTCCAAGATACCAAATTTGACTGGCTCACATTTATTTATGTAGCCATATAAAAGTCCGCCTAAAAAAACCAAAATAAAGGCTGTCGAAATTAAATTAGCTAAAAAATCAGATAGTTCACTTGTATACATAAAAGCACGCTACGATAAAGAGACTAGTTAACGGTTAAGTTCTGCGCCCTGTACTACTATCATTATATACTATGTCGTCCCGTTTGTCAACCCCAATTGAGGAAATTGTCAAAATTTTTGAATTGTCACAAAATAAAAAAGCCCCGCCAAGAATCCTTCCTGACGAGGCTCTATATAAAAATGGAAGGGTGGGATTTATGTATTACCCACAACGTTTAAGGGCTAGATATGTCTCCCCGCTGCTTTTGCAGCGAGGTTCCCTAGTGTACCACCGTTCACAGTCTCAGCCAGTTGGCCCTCGGTCTGTGTTCAGTGTGCCTTACCTCCTCTAGCTGGCTGAGGCGTTCGGCCACCTTCCTGTTAACGGAAGCTACCCGTTAATGTTTTTAAGTTCTGACGACACAGCTCCAACAAGCTGCTCTTCTGAAGACAAAGGGCTCTGCCCAAGAGAAATCTCATCTGCCATGATGCAGACAGAACTTCTCTTGTTTTGATTTTCATCCTCGTAATCGTCAATGTTTAACTTACCCTGAATGGAAACTGGTCGCCCCTTCAAAAGTCGAGGCTGCAAATTTTCTGCCATCTTTCCAAAACAAAGAACGTTAATAAAGAGAGTTTTGTCGTTCCGCCTGTCGTTAACGGCCATTCGGAACTTAGACATCGGGGTTCCTTTCTTAGTAGTAGAGAACTCTGCGTCTTTAGTCAATCTTCCAACCCCATTCCAACAATTACTGTCCATTTAAATCTCCAGTGCTGATCTAATTTTTCCACGAACTACTTGTGAATTACCACGGTTTGAAGCGCCCGCAGTAGCGTTGTAAACATGTCCAATAAATTCTCGCGTAAGTCCAAGAGCCTTCCCAGCCTTTAATGTCTCACGCTTGTTTGTGCCGTAAACCTCTCCCGTTTGTCGGTAGGCAACAGCCGTAACCGGATTAAAAGAGACGCCGCGAGCACCACCACGAGTACCTTGGCCTGTAATAGTCTTGTTCTGTACAGACCAAGAATAAGTTGCTGGCAATGAAGCCAACGTTGAATAAAACTCTACACTTTCCATAACTTTCCTTTCAACTAATTTCGTTAGTAAATTGTACAATTACCACTTCTCGTCCTGTTCGGGTGGGCTAGTTTGTTCAGCCAGTGCTGCATTCGCTTCTGACTTAGCTGTATTTACAACTTGTACACCCTCATTCATATACTCTGTAAGTTTTTCTATCTCCTGATCCATTTCTTGTTTTCTCTGATTCAAATTCTGAATCTCTCTTTGCACATTCAGAAGATGAGCTTCAGCCATATCCAAAACGTTACTCATTTTTTTCCTTTCATAGTCTGTATTGTGTTCACTCTCTGATAATATTATATCCGATAGCGAGGTAAAAGTCAATGCTTTTTTTACGTTTTTGTGATTTTTTCCACAGATTCAAGTAAAAACTCGGTATCTAGGGATGTTTTAGGAATAAATCTGAGTTGAATTTTATCACCAATCAGCTCTAAGATTTGATCATAATCACCGTTCCATATGTTCATTTTGGGACTCGAAATATCGGAGAAAACAATTTCTTTAACACCACATTGATATAACATCTGAAGACAATGAAGGCATGGTATTGCTGTAATATATGCCGTAGCATTTAGGGTACTTTGTCCGTTACGTGTAGCATTATAAATAGCGTTCGCTTCGGCGTGAATCATAAAAGGATACTTTTCTGGCCGAACACTTGGCAGGGAGTGGTCATCAATGTCT